CACGTTTGCCCTGCGTTTGGATCTATTGGGTTCCATGATACCACAGAAACCGTACCTAATGCAAGGTTAAATCTATTACCAGTTGGTTGAGCTCCAAATCCAACTTTGCTATTTCCTACAGCAATATTGACTCTTTGACCATTAGCTAAAACAACTACATTCTGTATTCCAACTCCTGCAAATGTTGTTGATGAAAAGGCTGTTGCTCCAAAAAACATATTATATCTCCGTCCAAACCTGGTTAGCATTCATTGGAACTGCTTCCCATTTTCTAATTAAAATTTCAGAGGTTCCAATATCTAAACCATTACCTGTTGGTAAAGCTTTTGCTTTAGCTATAACTGTTACATTACTAGTAGCTATATTAACTCGTTTTCCTGTAACAATAGCCGTAGCATTTGCTTTAGCTGTAACATCTCCTATTGCTAAATCAAAACCATTACCTGTAACAGATAAATTACATTTACCTATAATAGTTACATTACCTGT